ATTGTCACCAGTGGCGCGCTCATGGTGATGTTGCCCTGGGCGCTAACTGTCGCGGCGCCGCTGGTTGTTGCGTTGATAGCGTGCGTACTCGAGTCGACCTCGACGAATGCTGCGCCGTCATCCGTGCGCAGCTGTGCCGCGGTGCTGCTGATATTTCCGATCACCCGTGGCTGCGAGCGGAAGCCCAGCAGAGCGAACCCATCTGACATGTCGTGCATGCGCAGATCCGCTTGTGCTTGGACTCCGCCTGACTGCCACCACGAATCTATGCAACGGGACGAGAACACCACCAGGCATTCGTCACCTTTTTTTACGGGGAAGGTCAGCGTGCAACCGCCACCTGACGGAAACTGCACAGGGCAGTCAACCAACATTGGTAAATCAACATCTTGAACAGCCCCAGTTTCATCGCGAATCTGTCCTTTTATCGCGGGCTGAACGCTGCAAGTCATAGCATCACGATCAAACGATTCAATAATCCCGGGGCTAGCTGTCTGCAGCTTCGACTGCCAGCCACCAAGCGCGACCGACATTGCTACAATCGGGTCGTTCATCCGCTCGCGTGCATCCATGGAGAGTCACCATGAGAAAGTTTTTATTGATAGGCGCCCTGCTTGCGCCAGCACTGGCCAGCGCAGAAACAGTCTATGTCCAGACAGCCAAAGGGCATCAGTGCGTTGGAGATCAATTCCAGATCGGCGCGGCTCAGGAAGTTCTGTATCGAGAGCGAGCCTGTGAGCTTCCACTGGCTCATGCCAAGGACCTACGTGCCTACTCATTCAAGAGCGGCGCGGGTCCGGCTTTAGAGCTTAAAGGCTGCTGGGGAAATCGATTGGACGGTTCGTTTATCATTGTCCGACAGGATGGCAGCCATTCCTACGCCCCACCAAACGCTTACGTTTCGGCCAGACTGAATGGCACTTCTGCGATCGTTACCGACTCACCAAATCAGGGGTCTCGATACGCGAAAGCTGTAGGCATGTGCAACTAACCGTAGGGCTTAACAGGACCTACCGGCCCCACGCCGCCTGTTTGTGGCAAAAGCCCAAGCGGCACGGTAGCATCGATCGCCAGACAAATCGTGTCCGTGTACCAGTCGTTCCCTCGGTTATCACCGTAGTGATCGACCACGAAAGCCTTGTAGAATCCGTCATCCGAAATTTTTGCTTGCTGAGCGACGAAGCTGTTGGACGTTCCGGCAGTAACACCCAATCCGAACCGATAGCGTTGGATGCTGCTGTTGTCGATTTTAAGCTGCTTACCGATGCGGATGCCTGGGTTGAGCAGAGTCCTGACGTTGATTCCATTCTGGGTTTGCTCAGGAAGCCCAACCATGCCCGTAGCCGAAGTAACCACAACGGCCTCACCTGGCAGATAGGCATTGTTCGGAATTAAGGTCAGCTTTCCATCCTGAATGCTCCAACTCACATTTTGGGTTTTACCCAATATGTCGAGAAAGTCCCGGGTCATGCCGTAGAAAACTTTACCGCGGGGCAGCTTGTTGATCGACAGGGCCGGGGTCTCGCCAATCGATATACCCCTTGACGCCATGGACTGGAGAGCAAGTTCAAGGTGTTCATTCGCCGTTGAGCCGGCTGCCAGAGTCACATTCATGACGGCGAAGTTGTAAGCGCTGTCGCCATCTGCCGCGGTGATGTCTATGTAGGTATCCGTCTGGCTTTCTCTTCCCCTCCGAACCTGCTTGATGGTTCCGTCGAAAATTATTCCGAAGTTTCCCGCGTACCCAGCCTGCAGGACGATCCGGGTAAACTCCTTTTCGATCCTCTGGATTGTCGCTTCTGCAAGGTTGTAGATGCGCAGATCAGCAGAGTTTGGGGTTTTGAAGTCGCCACGCCTTACTGCGAATCGAATTCGCATCTCCGAAAGGTCGAGCGCGTCATCCGCATCACCAACCTTTAGGCTGATCTGCCGGAGGTATTGAGGAACGCTCATTGATCACTCCGTGAACCAGTAAAGGTGCGAGCCGATACCGAGATTGTCGAAGGTCGGCACAGCGTCGGGATCCGCAGTGGTTTGAACCCAGAGCACCCCGGTGAAACCTAGGTAGTCGTACTGCTCAAGAAGGTTCACGCCGGTCACCAGTGGTATACCCTCAATGATCGGGCTCCCGCCGCTATCAGCGATGTCGAGTGTCCAGCCGGCGCCCTCAGCGTTCCGCCACTGCACGGTTAATCGGTAGTCGGTGCCAGACAGCGATATAGTGAAGGTCTGCGGGCTTGGGCTCAGCGGAATTTCAAAGTTGGCCATGGGTTATCCGTCTGGTGGTTGCCATCCGCCCGGTGCGGGAACTCCGACCACTGCCTGCTTGACCCCCGCATCGGTCGTTTCAGCGGTTGACTCAGGCTCGGCTTGATCGTCGCGCGGCGGCAGCGTTGTAGCCTGCGTCAGGACAATGAGGACCTGCTTGAAAACAGCGGTCACCATCAGCGTGTATTCGCTTTTCTCATCGGTGGTGACGCCCAGGCTACGCATCAGCATGTTGGTGTAGAGGCGCTTTCCGGTGGTCACGTCGAAAGGAATTCGCGATTCCTGCAATGCCAGGAGCTGGTTGTAGATCCCTGAAACGTAGTCAGAGCCAAATGCGTCGCCGCCCTGCAGGGCAGTGATTAGCCCTTTCACACCAGAAACCACGCCGGCGAGACTGGCATTGCTCCAGCCGCACCGGACGATCAGCTCCGCTGGCTTCTTGAAGGCGTGGTCTGTGATATTCGCGCCGAGTTCTACCGGGTGCTCCGTGATCTGCAGTTCATCGGTGCCCACTTCTTCAATAGTGACGTGGGCAACGATGCTGCCAATCGAACGCTTGGGGTCGATGGTAATGAAACCAGCAAAATTGGGCATATCAATTCACCGCCGAGTTCATATTCCGAGTGATTTCCTGGTTCACCCGAGTCTGTGCGCCGCTGACGGCTGTCGCGGTGGCGTTCGGGTCGGTCGCGCCGTGGACGGTGATGTGGGTGGTTTGGCTCAACTGGGCTGCCATTTGCCCGCGCGTCGCCGCTTCCCGCTCGGTTTCCTTAGGCCGCTCGTAGTAGCGCGACACTACAGCGCCGGCGTCTTCGGCGTTGTTGGTGGCTCGGAGCAGATTTCCGGCCTTCTTTTCGGCGCCCTCGGTCAGTTCGTGGTGCACAAACTCCAGCTGCTTGACCAAGTCTGCGCGATCGTCGCGAATGTTGAATCCTGCCCACTTTTCAAACTCATCCTGTCGATCCCTGTGCCACTGAGCCACTCCTCGCGCTTCCGGTCCGGCGATCCCCCAGTCGCCTTTTGCCTTGGGGTCAAAGTTGCTTTCGGCGGCAAGGTTTGCCGTGATGCCGGCTGCCTGCTCCTTCGTCCACCCCATGTTCTCGAAGAAATCAGAGACGAAGTTCGATTGGTCCTTGTCGACGTCCTGGCTCTTGCGCCAGGCATCAGCCATCGCGCGTTCGCGGGCAGCCTGCTTTGGCGTCTGACCTTCAAAGGTGGGCGAGCCGTCCTCCGAAATTCCCTTACGAGGTGGAAGCCCCTGCTTTTCCCTGATTTTTTCGATTATTTCGTCTTCGCCATCATTCAGCGTCGGCGAGTACAACAATGCTACCGCGCCCGCCAGCGGGGTGATGATTGCAGCGGCACCAGACAACCCGGTAATTGCGCTTCCGAGTGACAGGAAGGCTCCAGCGAGACGAGTGACGCCACTGATCAATGACAAGGCGCCGAGGGCGTTCAGCAGGCCCAGAAGCACAATGATTCGAGTGCTCCACCCATCCGTTGCTTCATCAAGCTTGACGAAGAAGTCCCATATTTTTTGAAGGTACGGGCCAGACTTCTCCACGAAGTCAATGATCTTGACCGCGATGTCCGCGACCCGGTTAGCGATCATTGGTCCATTCTGCTGGAACCACTCAGCGAAACGCTTCAGGTCTGGCCCAAGCTTGCCCATAAGGGCGGCCTGCACCTGGACCGAGAACGTCTCGAACTGAAGACCGACGCTTCGCAGCGCATCCATGAACGCGTGGGCGTCCTTGGTGGCCTGATCAAGTCCACTATCCCTGAGCTTTTTCCGGTTCTGCTCCAGCTTCGCGCCGAACTTGTCATCCTGAATGGCACGCAAGGTGCGCTCATCAATCCCCAGCACGCCAGCGTACTGGTTGGCTTGGTACCACGGCATTG